CGCTAGTCGGTTGGCCTCGAAAGTTCCCAAGCCTGTGATTTCATCGGCTGTACCAATCAGATTGGAAATGTCGATAAAGGAAGCACGGGTCACTTCCTCAGTGATAGCCTCTTCCTCAAGAAAGATGTCGGGGTTATCGACGCGGCTAAATTCAATCGTGGTTGGCCTATCCTTAAAACCAGCAACAGCCAAACGCCGTTGGATAGGAACACCGAATGAAGGGGTTATGGAAGTCGTTGCTGTGTCGAATTGAAATCCATCGTACCGATACATGCGGGTGTTCTCAGAAAAGATATGAACCTTTCCCTTGAAGTTTGTCATGCTGACGACTGCGCCCTTTTGATAGGCTTGATCTACCCTGTGTCCCCGATCCGAAGCGAGGTGAGTATCATTAGCGTCTTCCTCTGCATAGCAAACGCCCTCACGATTGTAGAAGCGCAGTGCTTTTACAGGGAACCGATTGGACCCAGAATGCAAAAAGAATTTCGGGTCGCGGATTAGCTGCCCTCGGTAGTCAACATAACAGTTATCCAACACCCAAAAGTTTTGCTCTTTTTGAGTTTCCATAGCTGTGATGTCGCGTGAACGATCAATGCCGCGAAAACCATAGTAAGTGGTCGCGGAAGATTTAATCGCTATGGGAGCATAACTGAGTCTTGCCATTTAGTAATACCGCTGGTTTGAGCCACCGTCCCTTATGTTGACAACGATCTTTTTGTTTCCATTGGTTCGCGTAAACAGGGTGTCGGTTAGGTTGGATTGGTATATCTGTAAGAACACCATCGCTTTGTCTGAACCTTGCTGAAGCAAGTAATGCGCGGTCAAACCATCAATCATTACCATGTCTGGAATGTCGCGGCTTTCCGTAGGGTCATTGTAATAGTTTATGTCACTACCCGACCAGTACGGGTGCTTGCGAACTTCCTCGACAACTCGGTTGGCGAGTTCAATCATCATCATCATTACTTCGCCATCAATGCGACTAGGCGAGAAGTTACCAGCCCGTACTAAAGACGACCTTACCAAGTCTTCTAGGGGAGAAAATTTCTCCTTACCCGCCGCAAACGGCTTTACTACGGACCGCTCTGCCATCAGTCGTCCTCGGCTGGAATAATGCGCCCAGACCAAATGTGGTGGTGCTTCATTGCGTTAGCAACAATGTCGGCAGGTACTTTCCAAAAAACATGCTCACGGCCAGTGTCCCACGAACCGCGAACCTTTACGTCACCAATGCGAAGATCGAAAACTGAGGACTCTTCACCCGTCGAAACAAAATAAGTAAATGGCGATGCCGCTTCCTTCTTAGGAGCATGGCTTTGCTTGGCTTTGCGTTTAGCCTTGGCTGGGCTAGGCTCTTGCTCTTCCCAAGCCTCATTCTGAGGTGTGGTCGGATCATCTGCGATATAGTGACCGTCTTCGTTACGTGCGCGTTTCTTCGCCATAAAAGTAGCTCCTAATGATGGTTCACCTTTATTTATCCAGATTTTACCACCCTTAGTCGTCCCTAAAGAAAAGGGCAGCCGAAGCTGCCCTTAACTAATTTCACTGCATCAAAAGTTACGCAATTGCGTCCCAATTTTTGATGTATGTGTGTACCTTGTCTTGCAACAATTCGAGGCCACATTCGGTCAAATACTCATGTTTGACTGCATCGGCGTCTGGGGACTGACGATCACGCAAAAGCGATGTGTCGCGGCCTTCCATGTAACGATACTTCAAGTATGGGAAATCCACGATCACCGCCGCATTTTCCATCCCAGGAACCATGCGGAACTGTGGGTGAAGATGGACCGCAAGCGTCCCGGCGAAAGTCTCGTAGCCCGTAAGTGACACGCCGTACGTGTCTTCAATAACATGGGGGGACCAACGGTCCTTACCAAATTTTTGAAGGTGTCCAGCGACTTTGGCACCGCAGAACATAATCTTCTGTTTGCTACCAAACGCAAAGATGTCTTCGATCAACGAGCGATCAAACTGATCTTCTGTCATCGTATTTGATGCAGAAGAACGGTCAATCACGTTAGATAGAGTATTGATCAAGCCACCTGTGAAACGACGAGGTTGGGCTGTTGAACCCGCGCTTTCGTTTTTCTTACCGAAAAACATTGCTCGTTCGATGTCCATCATGTGCATCTTGAGAGCTTTGGTCGCCATTTCGTCTTCTTTGTCACCTGTGCGCAAGTTAGTTGCACGTAGTGTTTCGGTGACTGTGAAGGCCGTGCGGAAAATCTGAGTGAAATTTTCTGACACGGTTGCGTCGAAGCTTACGCCAGTTGGAGAGTTCGCGCCCTCTTCATATGCTGTACCAGCAATGAACAAGTCGGCCCCGTCTGCAATCTGGTGATTTGTTCCACCAATGTTACGCTCTACAACCAAGCCCGTTGCCGAAGCGTCAGCAGTAGTACGCATGACTTCGCCAGTTTGGGCGTTCACAATGATAGAACCCGCAACGGCAAACAAGTTGTCGTTACCAGCATCCACTGTGATAGATGTAGTAGAGGCAGAAGCTACCGCACCGTTTACTGAAAGCGCACGGTTGGGAAGTTCATCTCGGAAATTTTTATAGCTTGGATCGTCCGTTGCCTCGGAGCCTGTCATTGCTAACATGCTGTTTAAAGGCGAATTTCCGTTTGGTTCGAGGAGCGAAAAAAGTTCGCGGTAATTTTTGGGGCGAAAGTCACTGTCAAACTGACCTGTACCCCGAAGACCTTGAATACCAGCCATTGCTGATCTCCTTTTCTATAGGTGTTACGTTTTATCGGGGGACGTTGTTTAGTACGCGGAAAACACGCGACCTTACAATTCCCAAGGGGTGAACATGAAGTTGAAGCCGTAGCGTCTGTTCACCTCTAATATGTGGAATTGTCAGTCGCGTGTCGTCCCTAATTTTACTGATTGCGACCTGCAATCGCTTTAGCTGCCATACGAGCCATTGTTTGGTCGCCTTTAGGCTTTGCTGCCGATGACGCGGGGCTACCTTGCTGCGTTTGCAAGAAAGCTTGGCGACGAGAAGACATGTCCTTCAACCGCTTAAACTCAGGAGTGTTGCGCTGATTTGCAAAGTCTTGCACAACCTTCATCGTTAGATTGGTGTCGGCAAAATCCTCGGCAGTGTAGCCGCGTTCACCAGCATAAGCTTGGAAGTCCTTAACCGCTTCGTCGGGCAATCCAGCCGCTTGTTGTGCGCGGTCCAAGTTGTTGCGGATACTTTGCTCAACAGCTTGCATCCGATCACCTTGTGCTTGCTGCGCAGACTGAACGCCTTGCTGGGCTTGCTGACCCATACGTTGGTTCATTTGCTGCATCATCTGCATACCCTGACCAAGACGTTGTTCCATAGCATTCAAACGTGCAGCCGCTTCCCTATATCCTGGGGGAAGTGAAATAGCGTTTTCGTCTTCATACTTTTTAAACTCATTGTCCAAGTTGGGCTGTTGAGCATTCGGGCTAGGCTGTTGTGGTGCCGCTACCCCTTGCTGCGCTGGGCGTGTTTTCCCCATTTGGGCGTTCTTAGTGTAAGCCTTCATAGAAGCTTGCATCAGTTTCGCCGCCGCATCACCGTCAATGCCACCAGCATTCATCATCTTTTCAGCCAAGTCCATAACTGGCTTCATCTGCGCTTGCTTGTGGTTGAGGTCGCGGTAACGCTCGAATGTACTGGAAATCTGTTGAGGTGTAAGCTGACGCTCTTTGTCACCCATCTTGATCTTATACATTACTGCCGCCTCTTGCGACTTGTCGCCCTCAGTTTGAGGCGAAGCAACTTGGGCCGCTTGCTCTTGAGGGGTGGCATTCGCTGCGGGTGCTACCGCTTCTTTCGGTGCCTCGCCGCCTAATTGCTTTGCCGCAATACGTGCCATCTGGTCTTGGTTCTTATCAGCCATCGTTAAATCCTTTCTCAGCCGTAGCGGAGTGTGTTGCTTGTTCCATCGCCATTTCGCCTTCAAGTTTATGTATTAGACGTTGTGGCACATTCAGTAATTGTTCAGCCGCCCAAATGGTTCCACGCTGGAAATCCATTTGTTGCTGCGTCATGTCGGGAGTTCGGGCCATGCTCAATGCGAGTTGTAACATTTCATCGTGCATGACCTTGTTGATCTTAGCCCATCCCCTACTTTCCGAAAGTTGGATCAGGTCGTTAACGTCAGATTTAAGTGTCATAATTATTTGGAAACTTTCATTCCTGATTTCGGTTTCTTTTTAATCGGTGCCTTGCCAGGTTTGGTCATGCCGCATCCTGTCTTGCGCAATGCTTTACTTGGACCCTTTGCCACTTTTCTTTCCTTTCCAGCTTATGCGCTTTGAGGAAGTCTTCTTACTCGCCGCGCTGTTACATGCCCCCTTGGTTGGGCGACATGCTGGATATGATCTGCGTTTTTCACCCTTCTGTCGTCCACAAGGTTTGCCCGTCTTGCAATCAATCCATCCCTTGCCACCGTTCTGGGCAAACCACTTACGAAGGTCACTCATTTCTTTTTGTTGCCCCAGTTTTTTGCGCCTACTTTCCTGCACTTAGCAACAGCACCGCTTGCATAAGCCGAGGGCCAAACCTTGTAGCGAGACTTCACTTTCTTGGCGCAAGCGTCGAGTTTCTTTTTCTTGGCTGGCATGACTTATCCTTGTGTGCAGGGGCAGTCCTTATGTTGCATGTTTCCAGACTGTGTTTTGGAACCGAGCTTTTTTACGGCTTTCGAGGTCTTTGCCATTAGTAGCCCTTTTTCTTTTTAACGGGCTTGCCAGTTTTCTTGGCGGCTTTGGCCGCAGCGACCTTACCAGCTTTGGTATATGGGAATTTCTTTTTACCGACTTGAGGCATTTCAGTTCTCCTATTTTAACAATTCCAAGCTTTGCGCGACCAATAGTTTGCACTCAGTTTGTTACTGGTGCCTTTGATCCCGCCCGACCTAGCGCAGTAGGATTTCTTACGGGCAGGGGTGCCTTTCTTGATGGACATTTTCTTGTCACCAAAACGAATGATCTTTTCCTTGCCGCCAGAACACGCCTTCACAACAGACTTCTTGCTAGACCCCGCCGCCGCACGGCGAGGCTTATTGCAAGGCATAGACTTTTTGTTGACGCGCTTAGTCGCCATCAATTCTGCCTTCGGCGGCTGCGGCTTCACTGGCGGCTTGAGCCGCCTCCTGATCTGCTTTAAGGCTCG